TTTCAATCCTTCAACTTTTGCAGTTAAGATTGTTAGGTCTTTATTTCTTTGTGGTGATGGCGGTTCGTTTTGCAAAATAGTTAATTGATTGGTTGCATTTTCAAACAAATTTTGACTTTCACTTAAAGTTCCATATCTGCTTGTGTTTATGTCAGGTGCAATAGTGTCAATAATTTCTATTTTTTCTTCAAAGTCAGCAATCTTTAATTCATCAAAATATAAATTTTTTGCAACATCAATAGATGGTTTGTCGCCAGCATCTAATCCACTTAAACTTGTATTGTACCAATTATCAAAATCATCATTATAGCTTTGCCTTTCTATTTTTGAATTGCTTATGTCATATTTTAAAATTGTGTTTAATTTACTTCCTATCTTTGTTGCATCGATAGAAGATAGACTTTCATTAAATTGTAGACCAGCAGTGTCAAAATTTTCTTTTACATCTTTCAATAAATCACCAATGTTGCCTTTTTGAACATCAGCAATAAATTGTTTTTTGTTATCTGACTTATTGAAAGCATTGATGATAGAACTGTTGATTACTTCATCTTTAATTTTCATTTTGAACTTGTTTATCTTTATTGGATCTGCATTATCCTCTTCCATCGTTGTTACGTTTGATAACAATTCAGCAAATAGATCTATTGCAGTATTTGTGTCGTATCCTTCGTTTGTAATTGTGTTTGATAGTTGTGGAAGTACGAGTTCAAAACGTTCTGATAAATTTACAAAATTTTGTTTTTCATTGTAAGCATTGGTGTTTGCGATTACACTTCTGTTTATTCTTCCACCAATACCATCTAACCAACTTGAAACATCTGGTAATAAAGATGATGGTACATTTGCTAAACTTTTTTCTTTGTAAGCTTCAAATTTTTCTTTGTATTTTTCTGGTTGGTATTGATGCTTTATTGCAAAATCATTTAACTTGTTTTCAGCATCTGTTTTAAAATTACTTACAAAAGCCGCACGTGCACCTTTGCTAAATGCAACACCAGTAATGCTTGCATCATTAAAATTTGCAACAAAATTATTAACATTCTCTTTTTGTTGTTTGAAACCTTTCTCATATGCTTTTACTTCTGCCTGTTCATCTGCAATAGCAGTTGCATATTCAGCAACAGACTTTATGTTTTCAGCCATACCTTTTGGTGCTACTGGTCTTGTAAAAGTAGGTTGGGGTGTTAGACGTGAATTATATGTAGGTATTTTTACCATTAAATTACTCCTCTACGTGCCAATGTAAGTTCAGCAGAAAGTAGTCCACCAAGTTCAGCTTGTTCGCCACTCTTTCGTAAATTGCTTGCACTTATTTTTGCACTTGTCATTCTTCCACTAGTTCCATATCTGTCGTAAAAATCATCTTCAGCAAATGAACGTGCAGTGGAAGTCAAAATGTCTGTTGGTGTTTCTTCTAATCTCACACCACTTATTCCAAACAATGCTCTCTGTTTACCTAATGCAATCGCAAGTCTTCTTCTACGTTGGTCTTTTCTTAACTGATAAGTTTCTTCTTCTTGTGCAGACTGAAAGTTAGAGTAGGCGGCTTGTTGTTCTAAAATGTTTCGTTGTATCTGCCCACTGTAAACCAAACCACTTGCACCAATCAATGGTGCAGCTGAATTTGCAAATTTAAGTCCAGTTTGCAATGCCGTTGATAAACTTTTTAATGTTGAAGCTTTTTGTACTCCATGTAATGCAGTTCCAATATTTGCAGTGGTAGTTGCAGTTGTTGCCGCCGTTGTGCTTGTAGTCGCCGCAGTTGATGCTCCAACTGATAGACCACCAGTTGCTACTGCTAAACCAGCTACTGCGATGATTGGTAATAATTTACGAGGTGCACACATTCGTTCTGTTCTCCACAATTAAAATCTTTTCATTGCCCACGTAGTAATGATTGATTTGTTTAAAATTTAAAATATTTAGCCATCTGATGCTGGCTTTGTGCCCACTCCAAACTTGCACCAAATGTCGTTTGTCTTTGTGTTGTTTTAATTTTTTTTTGATTAATTTTTTTGCTTCTAACGTAACTCTAAACCAATAATGATTTACTAATGGTGTTGCCAAAAACCAATACCAAACTTCATCTTCATATACTTGTGTGCCAGCTACTAAAAAAGGAATATTATTTTCTTCTGTGCCAGTCAGTCCATCTTCAAGTTTGTCGTACATTTCAATCAAACTTTTTTTAGTGAATCCAGTCAATCCAATTTCAATGTTGTCAGCTTGTCGACAGTTATTCACCACATATTCAAAATGCGGAAAATTAAGTTTGTGTCGAGTAGGCTTAGCTATTGTTGGAATTTGCCAGTCGAATATTTGCATTCAGTTGTTAAAGATAAAAGTGTCATTGGCAATGGCTCATCAACAGTAACTGTCACTTGTGGTTGTGATGTTATACCATTCAGTCTTATTCTTTTTATGCCAGTAAATTCAGCAATAGGATCGTCTAATAATGAATTGCCAAAATTTCTAAATGGAACTGTTCTGCCATCTACTTTTGCACTTTTACTTTTAAAAAATTGTAATTCAGCAAACATCTTTCTTATCTTTTCACCACTGACTAAACTGTTTCCCAACTGAAAAGTTATAGGTAATGTTTTTGCTGTTGATGTATAATTAAATCCAATCTGTGTTGAAGATGAAACACGTGACAATGAAAAATTTCCTTTTGCATCTACTGTTACATCTGCGTGCACAGTGCCATCTGCGACTGCGGCAACTGTTTGTGACTGCAATCCATTTGCACCAGCATAAGAACTGCCAGTGCTCGCAGTAGTAATATGGCAGTCTAAATACACATCTTCGTCTGTAAGTTTTTCTAAAAAAGTTCCGTTGCTTCTTGTTACCAATACATACAAACTATCGTCTACTTCACACACTTGTAAAAATGTGCCAGTAGTAGTCCATCTGCTCCAACCAATAACATCTCTTTCAACGTTCACACCCATAACACATAAATCACCATCATTTACAGCCACAACATAATTTGTGTTCGTATCTTTGTAATTTTTTAAGTATTCTATTTGTGTTGCATTTGACAACATTGTGTGATGCACAAGTGAGTAATTTTTTGCACTGAAAGCATCTGTGTTGAAGTTGTAAACAAAAGCTCTTAATTGCTTGCCAGACTTGTCTATAAACATTGTTTCGTTATCAACAACTTTTGGTTCAGCAGTTCCACTTTTTATGCCGTATCTTGTTTGTTGTCTGATTAATACATTTGAAGGTGTTACTGGCTCACCACTCATATCAAATTCACCATCAGTTGTGAAAATGAATAATGCTTGTTGTGATATAATATGATTAATTAAATTTAATTCATCACTTGCTATTGTAAAAACAAAACCAGCATCGTCTGTAACTTCGCCAGTAGTGTCACTGCCACTCACAACACGTGTGGTTGGTTTAAAATTAAAAAAGTCGCCCGACTGTGATGCAAATATAGTTTGTGGTTTATCTCTGCTACCACCAAAAATTAATCTGTTTTGATGGAAGGTAACACTACGTGGATATCCACCACCTTTTGTAGCATCAAAATTTGAGAATGCAGTTAGTTCCCATTCATTGCCAGTAGCCGCAAGTGTGTCTGCCAAATCTTCATCAATAGTTGCTACTGCAACTGTATCACTTGTAACAGACGTTATTGTTGCCAACCCAGCATTCAATCTCACTTTCATATTGATATGTCCGTTTGGAAAATTAGCATCAACCCAAGTGTAGTTGCCGTTGCTTAAAGTTAAATTTACTCCACTACCAGTTTTTGCGGCTGGTGTAAGTGTTGTTGCAAAATTAAAATTTACAAGTGGATAAAAGTCAAAACTCAAATCACCAACTGCCCAATCAGTGTGTGTGCTACCTCTAACAAGTTGAATAGGCGGCATACTTTGTTCAACCATAATCATTACATCAAATGTTTGTGCAAATCTTATGTCTGCGATATTTGATGTTGTAATATTGAATGAATTTCCGTCTACACCATTTGTTAAAACTGCAACTCTACTGTCATTATAATATACGTGTATTTTAGCAGTTGAAGAAATTGTGCTATCAGCTGGTTCAATTATTAAAACGTATTCTTGTAATTCACCAAACTTAAAAGGTATCAATCTACTTTGTGAATGAAAAGAGCCAGTAACAACATCTGTACTTCCATCTGCTAACGTTGAACTGTCTAAATTAGCAGATATAAATTTGAACCCACGTCTTCTGTCAATGCCACCTTGTGGTAACAAAATCATATTTTCGCAAGTTTCTAAACCAGCACGATATATGCCAAGTTCAGCTCTGCCTTTAATAAAACTTCCAACTTCGCCTTGTGTGAAAGTAGTTTGTGTGTACCTTCTAATAGCCATTAATTTTGCTCGTGTCTAAATCTATCTGACGTACTGCCGTTCAAATGTGCTTCTATCAATCTGCCAGCTGGCATGATATTTTGTGGTGGATTTTCTTGTCCATCTGCAATTCTACTTGCACGTAATTTTTGTTGAAAGTCACTTGCAAGTCTTTGTGTTAATGATCCACTTGCAGTAATAGCTTCATTTATTTCTGTTGCTACTTTTGAAACTAATGCTTCAATAAAAAAAGAAGGCATAGTTGTTTCGTCCATATTTTGTACATATTCAACAAATGCAGTCTTATTATTTGAAAAAATCTTTTGTCCTTCTTTTTTATATGTAAAATCAGCTTGTCCATTCTCATCGAAAATACTTCTTATTCTGATAACATCTGCTGGTAAACTATATGCAAATAAAAATTTTGCATCTGTTGGTATTTCTGCCAATCTATTCATTTGAACTTTTTTGATAGCAAAGTTCCAAAATGTATAATAAAGCAATGATTTTTTGATTGTGTCGTACATAACAGAGCATACGTTTGCTTCGTGTGTTCCGTCATTGAATGATGAGATAGTGTCTGCTCCACATTTTATAAGTGCTTGCGAACAAATATCAAATTTTGTTAGTGACATTGTGTAAATCCTTTTTTTAATATTTATGTAGAGTCTAAAAAGAGAAAGCCGTCATCAAAAGACAACGGCTTTCAAAATGAACGAGGATTACTCCTTATTCTGTTACGTTGATAATTGCTATACCAGTTGCATCAATCACTGCCGCACCAGCTGAAAATTCGCCAGCAACCAAGTGAGATACTTTTTGTGGAACATAGTTAATCATCGCAGTTACGTCTTTTCCTACTGCAAGACCTAATGCATTTTTTTGAAATGCATAACACTTTCTTACACCAGTTGATGCTTCGTTCAATAAATTTGAAATGATTATTGAAAAGCCCAAAAAGTTTGGAATAAAACCAGTTGCAAGTGCAGTGTTAGATATTGGTCCATCAGCCGCAGTAGTTACACCACTGTCTGTTAGCAAGTCAGTAAGTGCTGCTGGTGACATAACAATAAATCTGTCAGCAGTATCTACACTGTTTGAGTTTAAACCTTCAGCAACTTCTAAAAATTTTGCTTTAGTTAAACCGCCACTTGCAGTTACAGTAGTTGATGGTGAAGATGCATCTAGTGCAGTTACGATTTCTGAATCGTAAGCTCTAGCCAAAGCCGCACCAATTGACTCTGCATACGTTTGTCTGAAATCGAAATT